ACCACTTGTAGACTGGCACGTTAAGCATCGCATCCAGTAAATCACACAGGAATTTGAAATACGCCTGCTCTTGTAATCTTGCTAACCGCGAGGACGAATAATTTGTTTGGCTATAGTCGCCGGAAAGGGTTTCGTATGCGACTCCAGCTCCCACGGCGGCTGACTTTAAGAGGGACTGTGTGAACGGAGCGAACGTGCCCGCAGGTTGCTCCGGTTTAACGGTATTTACGAGTTCTCCGGGGCGTAAACGAGTCACGGCGCCGGGATTTACATATTCCTCTTGCGTGATTCCATCTTCCCCGTATGTCGCTGTTCCCGGCGGCATCCAGCCTTCGGGATACGGGGTCGTAATCATGACGCCGAAGCCGGTGGCGACGCGCGCCACAGTTAGCGTGGAGGCGACGAACTCTTGCATGTCCTTAAGATCGCATACGATCGAGGTTAGGGGGCTGATTCCACGGACTTGCGAGGCGCGCTGACGATCGAAAATATGCAAAATGTCCTCGGCAGGGACGCGGATGCTCTCCGTTAAAAGGTCTGATGGATGCGCCTGAAATAGCCAGTAGGCCACAGCCTTGCCGTATTTATCGAGTTCAATACCGCCAGCAATACGCTTTTGGGCGGTATACTCGTCTCTCGAAGTGTCAAGATAATCCGATTCCAGCGCCTCTAACGCAAGGGGCTGGCCGGGTCGAGCGATCCTGTGGATTAAAACCTCTCCATCGAGCAACAGATGACGGACGGCAAGACGCTGGATCGTCGCGAAATCATCTCCGTTAGCCCCCGCGTGTGCCTCCCACTTCGTATATCGGGTGTCGATATCCTTCGCGAGCGCATCATCGAGGGTGCCGTCTGGTTTCAGAATCTTCGCCTTGGGCCAACAGCCACTGCCGACAACGGCTTGAACGGTTTTTCGAACAAGCCCGGCGACATGGCTATTATTGCGCTCCAAATCCCGCATCTTGCTCGTAACGAGCTTCGAAGCGGCCATGATTTCCTTGTGCGCGCTCGTTCCCTGTGCGGGGCGCCAACTCTGACCCGAGCCGGTGGTCTTTGCTGCGCTATAAGCGCGGAGCTGATGATGTCTGACGAGATACTGGGTGGCATAGTAGGGCGATACGAGGCCGATCGTGCCAGCGATAGCACGTGTAACGAGATCGTATATGCCTCTCATCGCTGGTTCAAGAAAACGGGGACGGTTTTATTGTAGACCTTCCCGCTTTCCCTCGCGACCGCGATGCTATACTCGGATCGCAGCTCAATTAGGCGATCGTCAAGGTATTTTAAATCCGCCCGAGTATACGTTCGGCCCGCAATAGAGTAGCTTTGAGACGTCAAAGCCGCATTCCGGGCCGCTGTAAACAGGGCGATTTCGGCTAAAATTTCAGTCGTGGTCATACCTGCCTCCGATCTTACCTATCTTCAACTTAACTTTAAGAGGGTCACTTGGACGCTTTTTTGGACTTTTTCCGCTTCGCGCGCGCCTGATTATCTGGAATAATCATCTTTTCCAAAGGCGGCGGAGGCGGTGGGGGCGGC